ATTGAAAAAAATAACGATCTGCCTTCTGGCAATATGAATGTTGAAGTCGAGGACGTCATAACGGAAGACTTGCCCGACATTGAAATTGTCTTTGACGAAGAAGGTGGCGTTGATATAACAATCGGCGAGGGAGAAGACGAAGACGTCCCGTTTGATGCCAACCTTGCCGAGGTCCTCGATCCTGGAGCCTTGGCACAAATCAGCTCGGAGTTGATGCCCTTGTTTGAGGCAGACCAGGGTTCGCGTAAGGATTGGGAAGAGCAGTACGGCAAGGGCCTGAAGTTGTTGGGCTTTACGTTTGACGAGCGCACTCGGCCATTTAAAGGCGCAGCCGCGGCGACGCATCCTTTGCTTACCGAAGCTATTGTGCAGTTCCAGTCGCAAGCGCTCAAGGAGCTGATGCCTGCTGACGGTCCTGTGCGTACACAGGTGCTGGGCAAGGAGACTCGCGAGAAGTTGATGCAGGCGGATCGCGTGCGCGACTTCATGAATTACCAAATCACTTCGGTGATGGAAGAGTACACCCCTGATTTTGATCAGCTCTTGTTCTACACGGGGTATGGCGGCTCGGCGTTTAAAAAGGTTTATTACGACGAGGACAAGGGCCGCATGGTCAGCAAGTTGATCCTGCCAGACAACCTGTACATCCCGTATAACGGCTCGAGTGTGATGAGCGAATGCGCGCGGATCACGCACATTGTGCCGATGTCCGTGAACGATTACCGCAAGGCGGTGTTGCGTGGGCAGTATTTGGATACGGCAGAGGAGCGCAGCACTTCGGATGTGGGCGACAACATCATCCAAAAGGAAACCGACCGCGTTACCAAGATAACGCCCAATGCGGATGATGAGGAAATGGAATTGCTGGAGTTCCAGATTGATTGGGATCTGCAGGGCTTTGAGCACGTGGATGATGAGGGCGAGCCGACTGGTTTGCGTTTGCCTTACATCATCACGATTGACAGGACATCTGGCTCGACAGTGGGTGTGCGTCGCAACTGGAAAGAGGGCGACGAGTTGTATCGCCGCAAGCAGTACTACGTGCACTACATGTTGGTTCAAGGCCTCGGTGCTTATGGCTTGGGCTTCTTGCATTTGGTTGGTGGCTTGAGCCAAGCGGCCACTTCAGCGTTGCGCCAGCTAATCGATGCGGGTACGTTGGCCAACTTGCCAGCGGGCTTTAAAGCCAAGGGCGCGCGCATCATGAATGACGATGTGCCGCTGCAGCCGGGCGAGTTTAGGGATATTGATGCGGGTGGCGTGGAGTTGACGCAGACGTTGATGCCACTGCCGTACAAAGAGCCAAGCCAAACGCTGTTTTCGCTGTTGGGTTTCTGTGCGGACACAGGTCGTCGTTTGGCCAGTGTTACTGATATGCAGGTAGGCGACAGCAACCAAAACGCTGCGGTGGGTACAACGATTGCGTTGTTGGAAAAGGGTGGGCAGATCATGTCCGCTATCCACAAGCGCTTGCACTACTCACAGAAGATCGAATTTAATTTGTTGGCCAAGGGGTTTGGTGAATACTTGCCTGACGAGTATCCATACGATGTACCGGGCGAGACTCGTACCATCAAGCGCAAGGATTTTGACGAGCGCATCGACGTGCTGCCTGTTTCTGACCCCAACATCTTCTCTGTGGCCCAGCGCATTACCATGGCGCAGACCCAATTGCAGTTGGCGCAGAGCAATCCGCAGATGCACAACATGTACGAAGCGTATCGCCGCATGTATCAGGCGATTGGTGTGCGGGATGTGGATCAGATTCTCAATACACAGAATGTGGACAAGCCAAAAGACCCTGTCAGCGAGAACTCGCAGGCTTTGGACGGCTCACCGCTCAAGGCTTTTGCAGGCCAGCAGCACGATGCGCACATCTTGAACCATTTGCTGTTTGGTTTGTCTCCCATGATTGGCGGGATGCCGCAAGTGGCAATTACGATGCAAAAACACATCTTTGAGCACATTCGCTTGAAGGCGGAAGAGGCCACAGAGGCTGAATTGTTTACGCAGTACGGTACAGACCCCGATAGCATTGTTTCCGCGTTGCAGCGTGAGGCAATGATTGCTATCAAGACCGCTGAGTACTACCAAGAAGCCAAAAAGCTGCAAACAGAGCTGCAAGGACCTCCAGGGGACGACCCATTGGTCAAGGTCAAGGAGCAAGAAATCCAGGCCAAGGCCGCGGCAGACGCTGCCAAGGACGCAAACGACAAGGCGCGCATCCAACTGGAGAGCCAGCGCGTGCAGGGAGATTTGGCAGTCGATCAGGCCAAGATTGCGCTTGACAATCAAAAACTTCTACAGCAAGGATCACAAAATGCAGCCCAAAACAACCAAGCCCGCCAAAACGCCCAGCTCCAAGCAATTACCCGGAGCCAAAAAACCAGCGGCCCCCAGCGATAACCCAAAGAAAACGTATGTTTATCGTAAAGATGCGTTCAAAAAGGTGTTGATTACGTAACAAATAAGTGCATAATGCACCCAAGCCCACGGACAGGGGTCCCATCTGTCTGCTTCATTGGAATAATCCATGCTTGAATTTGCTGAAAGAACACTGATTGCTATCAAGGGGCTGCGTCGCCAGACGGAAGAGCTCGTGACAAGCGGTAAAGTAAAAGATATGGAGCAGTATAGGTTCCTGATGGGACGCCTTGAGGGTTACAAGTTTGTTGAGATGGAAATACAACATCTTCTTAGCAAAAACCAAGACCAATAAAGGAGTTTTCATGGAAATTACTGCGCTGGAGAAAAAGTGGGCAGAGGAAGCTGCTGCTCACGTGCCTTCTTTGGACGATGCTTACGACAAAGAGGGCAGCCTCGATGTTAAAAAGATCGAACAGAAGGTAATGGACCGAATTCCCGCCCCTACGGGTTGGCGAATCGTCATCCTGCCCTACCGAGGGGCAGAAAAAACCAAAGGTGGCATCGTATTGTCAGACCAAACCCGTTTGCGAGAGCAATCGGCAACGGTTTGCGGCTATGTGCTGTCTGTTGGCCCACTTGCCTTCGCCGATGAGGCTAAATTTCCCACCGGAGCGTGGTGCAAGAAGGGGGATTGGATCGTTTTTGGCCGATACGCGGGCGCACGCTTGCCGATCGACGGGGGCGAGATCCGAATCATCAACGATGACGAAGTCCTGGCATTAATCCAGAATCCTGAAGATATCGTTCACCTATAAGGCAAATTATGGCAACTCAAATGGATAGCGAACAATTGGAATTTAACCTTGGGGAAGACGAAAACTCCGCAACGGTGACGTTTGACAACGACGCTGACGGTAACCAAGAAGAGGGCAAGCTGGATACACAGCAGGAACGCCCTGAACAAAAAGAAAGCTCTGCTCACTCAGATGAGTTAGGTTCGGTCAACGACGCAGTGCAAAAGCGCATTGCTAAGCTGACTGCCAAGATGCGCGAGGCTGAACGCCGCGAGCAAGCTGCTATCGAGTATTCCAAGGGCCTGCAAACGCAGACCCATCAGCTACAACAAAAACTGGTGCACACGGATTACAGCCGCTTAAGCGAAGCTAAATCCCGTTTGGATACGCAACAGTCTGCACTGCGCCAGATTATTCAGAAAGCGCGTGAAGAAGGCGATCTCGACACTGAAATGGAAGCTCAGGAACGCCTGACTGGACTGCTTCAGGAAAAAGGGCAAGTTTCTGGTTGGTTGCAACAGCAGGAACATGCTGTGCGCAATCCCGCGCCCGCGCCCGAGCAACAATATCAGGCCCCACAACAGCAGCGTGCCACACCCGATCCCCGTGCCGAGGACTGGGCTGCTCGTAACACTTGGTTTGGTCAGGATCGCATGCTGACCTACGCTGCGTGGGGTATCCATCAAGAACTAATTGAGAAAGAGGGTGTTGACCCTACTTCCGATGAGTACTATACTGAGCTAGATCAACGTCTGCGGAACGAGTTTCCGAAGAAGTTTGCGGGTGAGCAATCACCTAGTCCTCAACCCAGACAACAGCGTTCCGCGCCTGCTGTTGCCCCTGCATCCCGGAGTTCCGGAATAAACAGTGCGCGCCGAACTGTCCGGTTATCGCCGAGTCAGGTTGCTATTGCAAAGAAACTGGGTGTACCTCTTGAAGAGTATGCCAAGTACGTAAAGGAATAAATCATGAGCGAAAAAATCACTATCGACCGAGCCAGCCGTTCCTCCGAAAGTCGGGAGAAAGAAACTCGTCGCAAGCCATGGCGCCCGCCTTCACGCTTGGATGCACCACCTGCCCCTGAAGGGTTTAAGTACCGTTGGATTCGCGCTGAAGTCAATGGAAGCCTCGACAACCAGAACGTGTACAGCAAACTGCGCGAGGGATATGAACTTGTTCGTCCCGAAAGTATTCCTGAGGAATATCGCGCAACATTGCCCACGATGGATGACGGCAAACATGCTGGCGTTATTTCTGTTGGTGGACTCTTACTTGCTAAGATCCCTGACGAAACAGTTGAAGAACGCAACGCTTACTTTCGCCAGAGGGCACAGGAACAGTTACATGCGGTGGACAATGAGATGATGCGTGAAAACGCCCACTCTTCAATGCGAATCCAATCCCCAGAACGGACATCGCGCACAACATTCCGTCAGTCTAAGGGCTGATACTTTTAAATTTGCAGGAGATATAAATGGCTAATATTGATAAGGCCTTCGGGCTACGTCCTATTGGTAATCTTTCCGCTACTGGTGCTCAAAAGCAGTACGGATATGAGATTGCTGATAGTCAGGCAGGAACAATTTTCCAAGGCGACTTGGTTGTTCTTACAGGTGGATTCATTTCAAAGTTTTTACCAGCTACACACACTGCTGCGGTAGGCGTGTTTAACGGTTGTAACTACATTGATCCCACTACAGGCAAACCTACGTTCAAGAACTACTATCCAGGTTCTGTCAACATCACATCCGGCAAAATTATTGCTGATGTTATTGACGATCCTAGTCAGTTGTTTTTGATTCAATGTGATGCAGGTTTTGTTGCGGCTGACGTTGGCAAAAACGCCGATGTTATCGGCACAGGCGGCAGCACTACTTCTGGTATTTCTACCATGGAGTTGAATTCAGGTACGTTGGCAAATTCAGCAGCATTGAACTTGAAGGTTGTTGGCTTGTACAACGACGTCAACAATGAGTTCGGCACAAATGCCGTGGTGGTAGTTAAGATCAACGAACACGTGTACGGTAGT